ATGTCAGAAATAGACAAGTCTTTACCAAACGTAGAGCAGGAAATAAAATTACCTAGCGAAGAAGAGATTGCAGTAGCGTCTGAAGAAAATATTAAAGAACAGGTTGGACCAGAAGATGTTCAAGTAACACAAGAAGAAGATGGAAGTGCTACAATTACTTTTGATCCAGAAGCTGTAAATCAACCAGGCACAAACGAACACTTCGACAATTTAGCAGATTTATTACCAGAGGAAGTATTAGGACGATTAGGTTCTGAACTTTACGAAAATTATATACAATACAAAGCATCTAGAAAAGATTGGGAAGATGGTTACACCAAAGGTTTAGATTTATTAGGATTTAAATATGAAACAAGATCACAGCCATTTACAAATGCAAGTGGTGCAACACACCCTGTATTAGCAGAAGCAGTCACACAGTTTCAAGCACAAGCATACAAAGAATTACTTCCAGCAACTGGTCCAGTGCATACTCAAATTATGGGTGTGCCTAATAGACAAAAAGAAGATCAGGCTAAGCGAGTAAAAAATTTCATGAACTATCAACTCATGAATAAGATGAAAGAGTATGAACCCGAGTTCGATCAGTTACTTTTTTATCTCCCTCTTAGCGGCTCTGCATTTAAGAAAGTTTATTACGATGAACTTCTTGACAGAGCCGTGTCTAAATTCGTCCCTGCAGATGATTTAATCGTTCCGTATACGGCAACATCTTTAGAGGATGCAGATTCAATTGTGCATGTTTTAAAAATATCTGAAAACGATTTGAGAAAAAAACAAGTGGCCGGTTTCTATAGAGATATAGAAATTACACCAGGTTACTCACAAGAAACAGAAGTTGAGAAAAAAGAAAGAGAGTTAGAAGGAACTAGAAAAACTAGAGATGAACAAATGTTTACTATTCTAGAGTTTCACACTAACCTTGATTTAGAAGGTTTTGAAGATAAAGATGCAGAACAAAACCCAACAGGAATAAAACTTCCATACATTATAACACTTGATTCATCATCAAGAGAAGTTTTATCTATTCGAAGAAACTATAAACCTGAAGATCCGTTAAAAAATAAAATAGAGTATTTTGCACATTTTAAATTTTTACCGGGACTAGGTTTTTATGGCTTTGGCTTAATCCACATGATTGGTGGATTATCAAGAACTGCAACGAATGCACTTAGACAATTGTTAGATGCCGGCACGTTTTCAAATATGCCAGCAGGGTTTAAACAAAGAGGTATTCGTGTCAGAGATGAAGCGCAATCAATACAACCTGGAGAGTTTAGAGATGTAGATGCACCCGGCGGAAATATAAGAGATGCATTTATGCCTTTACCTTTCAAAGAACCATCAGCAACATTATTACAATTGATGGGCATAGTGGTTCAAGCAGGTCAACGATTTGCCGCCATAGCTGACATGCAGGTCGGTGACGGCAACCAACAGGCCGCTGTTGGAACGACCATTGCCCTCTTAGAGCGAGGCTCCAGGGTCATGTCAGCCATACATAAAAGATTGTATGTGGCGTTAAAAAAAGAATTCACTTTACTTGCAGAAGTATTTAAAACTTATTTGCCACCAGAATATCCTTACGATGTTGTGGGTGGACAAAGAAATATTAAAGTTGCAGACTTTGATGACAAAGTAGATATTTTACCGGTTGCAGATCCAAACATATTTTCACAATCACAAAGAATTAGTTTGGCTCAAACGGAATTACAACTTGCAATGTCAAACCCTGGAATGCATAATTTATACGAAGCATATCGACATATGTATGATGCGATTGGTGTAAAAAATATTGATCAGATATTGCCACCACCTCAACAACCTATGCCAATGGATCCTGCTGCTGAAAATATTATGGCAATGTCTGGAAAACCTTTTCAAGCTTTTAAAGGTCAAGATCACAGAGCACATATTACTTCACATTTAAATTTTATGGCAACTAATATGGTAAAAAATAACCCAATGATTATGGGTGCATTACAAAAAAATATTTTTGAACACATTTCTTTAATGGCACAAGAGCAATTAGAGGTAGAATTTAGAGAAGAAATACAACAATTAATGCAATTACAACAAATGGCACAAATGAATCCTGCGATGGGACAAAGTCCAGAGGTCCAACAACAAATTATGCAGTTGAGTATGGCGATTGAAGCTAGAAAAGCTAAATTAATTGCTGATATGACTCAAGAATTTAAAGAAGAAGAAGCTAAAATT